ACGCAAATAAAAACGGCGCCTTACTAAAAACAGCCGCCGACATCGAACAACACACAAAAATGCATAATGATATCGAGGAGCTAAAACGCATTGTCGCGCAAAATAACGCAGAAAGATTTGGAGAATCTGAAGGACTCATTGAAGAGGGGAATATCCCTTGAGATTGTGGTCTTGGATAAAACAACACGCGAGGTTTACAAGCGAATCAGGCCAAAGCGAGGAAGTGCAAACACTATCCTCGAATATCTCATATAGGCTTCTTGTTGGCCCTCAAAAGTTTTGGGTTGTCTTTAGAGACGCCGATCATAATTACCCTGGCAAGTCCTGGCTTAAGAAAGGATTCAGTCACATAACTCTTGTGCAGCAACATGAGTTTGGTTGGGTAATGATTAACCCTACAAGAGCGCATTTACACGTGGATATTTTGGACTTCAATATTTATGAAAACCCAATGGATTTACTTAAAAGAGAATTGCCCGACACTACCATCCTTGAGGTCATTGTTAGTATTGATTCTGAAGTTGATAACTTTTTTATGCCTATCAATTGCGTGGTCATGGCTAATTATTTACTCGGTCTGCGCTGGGCTCCTTTTTCTTGTATCACTCCTTTTTCTCTCTATCGCAATTTACTTGCACGAACTCACCCTAACATCATCAAAGTAAAGGAACTCAAAAATGAGCAACAAATCTTCGCGGGAGATGCGCAAAGCCCGACAAGCAACCGAGATGGCCACACAACAACTTTCAGCCGAGAGAACAGCTATAACTAATAAAAACAACAAAGAGCGAGAGAAAGCTCAGCTCAAGCAAATTAGAGCGTTGCGCGCACGCTTTGGGGGTGGTTTTGCTTATGAGGGTGCATCAGGTCAGGGGCTCTCAAACACTTTGGGGTAAATCATGTTAGACAAAAGCCAAATTAATGACTTAATGCAAAGGCGCGCTAGGGCTGTTGCACGCTCTGCAAACTGGATTAAAGTCAAACGCTCAGCCTATGCGCTGTCTCAGCCTAACCGTAACATTTTCCTGCAACAAATCGCTGAGGGGGCGCTAAGAAACTTTTATGTTTATGATGGTACTCTTGTCCTTGCTACACGCCGATTCGTCAACAAAATGCAAAGCGGATTGGTTCCTCAAAACATCAATTGGTTTCAATTCGCTTTGGCCGACAAATTCATACGTGAAATGCGGGAGGAATTTACACAGGATTTTGGTGAAAACCCGACGCAGGAACAGCAAGACCAAATCGAGGCACAAGTAAATGACTTCAAAGAAAAAGCTAACCGAATACTTCAGGCGCGCACAGACGCAATGTTTGAGTACATCCGAGCGAGCAATTTTGATGCGGTTATTAATGAAGCGCTCTATGATATGGCGGTTTCCACTGGAGCATTGCAGATTAATGAAGGAAACGACGACGAGCCATTAATTTTTGCATCCATTCCAGCTGATAGGGTTTATTATTCTGAGGGCCCATGGGGTTCAATTGATGCAGTGTTTCGTGACTTTGTTGACATCGAGCTAGCCACAGCTCAGCAAATGTGGAAGAACTTTACAGTTCCAAAAGTGGTTATGTCTAACCGGGACCCTTATCAATGTTTAACCCTTTATGAATGCTCATACTATAACTATGACCGCAAGGAATATTGCACAGTCATCATTGAGAAATCTACGAATGAAATCTGTAATGAAATCCACGAAGACTCGTGGCCTTTTGTTATCTTTAGATGGTACAAACTCGCAGGAGAAATTGAGGGTCGAGGCCCTGTACTTGATGCATTCCCATCGGCAGCCACTATCAATAAGGTTATGGAAGATGAAATCATGGCAGCCGACCTCATGGCGAAGCCTATTTACCTGGGGTTCAGCGATGGCCTTTTCAATCCATACACCTTTAAGCTAGCTGCAAACACCATCATTCCCGTCAATCCTATTGCGGCAGGCGGTCAGCTTCCTATCGTGCCATTACCCAAGGCAGGTGATGTGGGTTTTGGTGCTATTGTGCTTAACGATTTGAGGGCTCAAATTGATAAGCTGATGTTTAACACAAGTCTAGGACCGATTGAAGACGCGCCAGAACTTACAGCGACTGAGGTTGCTATCCGTCAAAATGAAATGGTAGAAGATGCGGCAGCTTCATTTGCTAGACTTCAAAGAGAACTATTTTTCCCATTGATCAAGCGCATACTTTGGATTCTGAAAAAGAAAGGATTGATTGCACCGTTTGAGGTAAACGGAAAAGTTGTAGATGTGAAGTTCACAACACCGCTAAGCCTTGGCAAAGGTCAGCTTGATGTTAATCAATTTATGCTTTTCTTCCAACATATGGCGGCAATCGTTGGCCCAGAGAAAGCGCTCATACCTATCAACGTTACAATGCTACCCAAGTTCTTTGGTGAGAATCTAAATGTATATATGCCTCTCATTCGTTCAGAAGTGGAAATAAAAAAGATAATGGCGGAACTTGAAAAACAAGCGCAGCAACAACAAAAGCAACAAATGGAAATGGAACAAAAGCAAGGAGCAATGAAAAATGCAGGGACCCAGCAACAAGCAGCCTGAGTTAACAGCCGAGCAAATGAAGCAGCTAATACCCAAAGATATTAAGAATCTACGGGAATTGACACTTAAGCTATTAAGCGGAAAAGCTGGCAAGGAATGGTTAGAAGCCATGAAAGTTTATTACATGCTCAAGAACCCAGTCGCCAGCCCGGAATACCCAGCAGCCTATTGTCGATTCAGGGAGGGGCAAAACTCTTTATTAAGGGCTATTGAGATGTTCGCCAAGGAAGAAAATGAATTTAATCGCTATATGTCAGCGCAACTGCTAGGAAGCAAGGAGAAGTAAGCCTATGTCAGAATCAGTAGATATAGAAGTGGTCGGAGGACCAGAGACCAGCAATTTCAGTAAGTCAGAATTGGGGGCGTTTGCGCCTAAAGAAGAAGCAGCTTCAGCGGTTACAACCACAACTGAAGTTAAAACAACCCCAACTGAAGTCGCCACTGAAGCTACCCTTACTTCAGAGTCACCCGCTTGGATGTGGGCTGATGGTATTAAAGGCGAAGGCGATAAACCCGAATACTTACTTGAGAAGTACAAATCCGTAGCAGAGCAGGCCAGAGCGCTTCCAGAGGCGCTTAAAAGGTTTGGGGCATTCAAAGGAGCGCCAGAAGCTTATTCCTTTGACAACCTTCCGGAGGGTATCGACAAAGCATCGCCCATACTTCAGGGGTTTACGGATACTTTCAAGGAAATGAATTTAGATCAACAAGGTTTTGAAAAGATGGCATCTAAGTTTGCCGAAATAGGTAACTCGATGGCGGCTAAATCGCAAGAAGAAATCGTGCGAGAGGCTGGTAGTAAGGAAGTAGTAGACCGTGTAGCGAATTGGGCAAAGAACTTCAGCCCCGAAGTGCAGGAATCAATCAAAGAATGGTCGTTGTCCGGCAAGGATATCAAAGCCCTCGATATGATAAGGGCTGGGAGAGCAAACTCTGTTGCCCCTACAGCAAATCAGTTTGAATCCCGACATAGTTATGAAACAGTCAAAGCAATAGAAGCCGAGAAAAACAAAAACTGGAAACAATACCAGAATGATGAAGCCTATCGCTCTGAAATCGCCCGTCGTTGGGAGGAAGCTGACAACCGAGAGCAATCAATGCGAGGGTAGTTGTCAGATTGATTTAGTCAGAGTATATTAAAATTGCAGGAATGCTCACGGGTAAAGCGGATTCGACACTCGCACGACACGAGGGCATTTTGGCACCTAGCCCGAAAGGACACCTAGGCTGATGTAAACCCATTGGCCCTGATTGGTCTGGGATACCGCGTAAGCGCCCCGCATGGACTCAGCAGGATACCCAATAAAGAACCGTAGTTTTTTATTGCAAATTATCTTTGCCGAGGTGCAACCATGTCTGTCAATTTACCTAATGTGTTTATTACCCAGTTTGAATCGGACGTACATCAAGTATTCCAGTCCGAGGGTTTTCAATTAAAAGAATCAGTACGCTACAAATCCAACGTTGTTGGTAAAACAGTAGTGTTCCCCGTCATGGGCAAAGGAATGGCAAATCAAAAGCCTTTCCAGTCTGATGTAGTTCCTATGAATGTTCAGTACACACCAGTCTCAGCCAACTTAGAAGATTGGGTTGCACCTGAATACACCGATATTTTCGCGCAACAAAAGATCAATTGGGATGACAGATTTGAGCTAGTTAAGTGCTCAGGTATGGCCATTGGTCGACGTTGCGACCAGATGATTATTGACGCTTTAGCGGCCTCTGGTACAGCTAATGTAATCCCATTCGTTGTAGGCACAGGCTTCAACTATGTAACCTTTCTCTCAGCCTTCCGTGACCTTCGCAGACAAGCGGCTACGAAAGACATCTATTGCGTTATCGATGCGTTCGCAGAAGAACAACTCCTGCAACAAGCACAGCTAACCAATGCGTTCTTCGTTGACCGTAAACCTTTGACTGAAGACGGCTTTAGCAAACTCTCGATCATGGGAGTTACGTTCATCGTCATCCCAGATAACTTAGAAGGCGGCTTACCACTAGCAGGCAACGATAGAACTTGCTTTATGTATGCTAAACAAGCAATGGGTATAGGCGTAGGAATCGACAAACGCACCGAAATCAACTATGTGCCACAAAAAACCTCCTGGCTTGTGAACTCACTATTCAGTGCGCAATCAGTAGCAGTCGATGCGACAGGTATCGTAGAAATCCATATTGATATCACTGCGTAATCAGTAACCAAATTAGGAGCAAATTAACATGGCTTTTGAATTAGAAAATGTAAATAGAACTTCCTCTGGTGCTAACTCAAACGCACCAGCTTTCTACAGTTATTTTACAGATGTAGATGCAGCGGCAGCGGTTGAAGCAGCAGGATACTTTGATGACTTTGCGACTTCTTTGCGCGTTAACGATAATCTCTATGTGCAGGCTACTGATGGCCCTGGATTTTATGAAGTATTGGCAGTTACACCACAAGTATTAATAGGCGCGATTGCAACGATTGGCGCGGGTGGTATTGGTGCAGGTCAAATCCAAGCAGGCGCAGTGGATACGGCAGCCCTTGCAGATTTGGGCGTTACAACAGGCAAACTTGCAGCTAATGCGGTCGATACTTCCAAGCTTGCTGTAACTACGATTCAATACCTAAAAGTGCCAATGACAGCCGCTCAATTCAATGGCATGTATGCCGCACCATTTGAAATCCTTCCAGCGCCAGGCGCTAATAAATTACATGTTATCGATCGCGTGATGTTAGAAATCGATTATGGCGGAGCACAGTTCGCAAATGGTGGTGTTTTCGGATTGCAGTATGACGCCGATGTGCATGGGGCTGGAATTGGAGCCAGCGCGACTGCGGCAGCTGCAGTTGCGATTGCATGGGCAGCAGATTCCACATTTATGTTGCAAGGCGCATGCCCAAGCAGCGGCGCTGTGGATACCGTCAATAAGTCTATTTGCATGTCCAACTTGACCGGCGCTTTCGACACGGGAACCTCAACCGTAGATGTGCATATATGGTATGCGACTGTGACTACAACACTATAAAGAAACTGGGAACTGTTCGGTTTTTCCGAATGGTTCCCCATTCAAGGATGAATGAGTATGTATGTTTGTTTGTATCACAAGAAAAATGATGTAGGCACCACGGGCGTACATTATGAAGTTTTTGAAGATGTAGAAACGATGATAAAGGTCTTGGAAACCATATCACCTGAAGTGATAGGACCTATTCTCACGTTTCAAACCGAATCAGCTTTTGTTTACTATAGAAAATGAGGTTGCATGATTACCGGCCCTACAACCGAAATTGAAATCATTTCCAACGCAGCAACGCTCTGCGGTAAAGCGCCATTTACAACATTAGATGATGGCGGCATATTCGCGTTATCAGCTAAGAAAATGTTCGACATGATAACGCCTCATTTGCTGTCAGCTCCACACTGGCGGTTCAATGTCATTACAAGACAATTGCAACTTATTGCCAACTTCAATCCAGATTTTGCAAACTGGCAATTCGCGTGGCAACTACCAGCAGACTTTCTGTCACTCATTAGAGTAGACCCTCTGCAAGCATTCCAAATTTATGGGGACCAAATCTATACCCTAGGTCAAAGCCCCATGAAACTTGAGTACCGTACTCAATTACCTGTCTCTAAATGGCCTGTTTACTTCCGATATTATGCCGCATTCGAGTTGGCGATCTTATTGGCATTCTCTGTCGCAGAATCAGAAAAATTAGAACA